TCTCTGCGTGAAGGACGTTCAGGGATCACTTTCTCTCAGGAGCTGAAGGATTCCGGCATGCGTAGCCACGTCTGGGGCAACGTAAAACTGGATACCACTGGCCTCATTGACCGCAAAGTTGTGCGCTTTATGAGCGACGCATCCATTTATGCATTCCTTTCTATGGAGCAGGCAATTGCTGATGCTGGCCTCTCCCCGGAAGCTTACCAGAATAACCCGCGCGTTGGCCTGATTGCAGGTTCCGGCGGCGGCTCCCCGCGTTTCCAGGTTTTCGGCGCTGACGCAATGCGCGGCCCGCGCGGCCTGAAAGCGGTTGGCCCGTATGTGGTCACCAAAGCGATGGCATCCGGCGTTTCTGCCTGCCTCGCCACGCCGTTTAAAATTCACGGCGTTAACTACTCCATCAGCTCCGCGTGTGCGACTTCCGCACACTGTATCGGTAACGCAGTAGAGCAGATCCAACTGGGCAAACAGGACATCGTGTTTGCTGGCGGCGGCGAAGAGCTGTGCTGGGAAATGGCTTGCGAATTCGACGCGATGGGTGCGCTGTCTACTAAATACAACGACACCCCGGAAAAAGCCTCCCGTACTTACGACGCTCACCGTGACGGTTTCGTTATCGCTGGCGGTGGCGGTATGGTAGTGGTTGAAGAGCTGGAACACGCGCTGGCGCGTGGTGCTCACATCTATGCTGAAATCGTTGGCTACGGCGCAACCTCTGATGGCGCAGACATGGTTGCTCCGTCTGGCGAAGGTGCAGTGCGCTGCATGAAGATGGCGATGCACGGTGTTGATACCCCAATCGACTACCTGAACTCTCATGGTACTTCGACTCCGGTTGGCGACGTGAAAGAACTGGCGGCTATCCGTGAAGTGTTCGGCGATAAGAGCCCGGCGATTTCTGCAACCAAAGCAATGACCGGTCACTCACTGGGCGCTGCTGGCGTACAGGAAGCTATCTACTCTCTGCTGATGCTGGAACACGGTTTTATCGCCCCGAGCATCAACATTGAAGAGCTGGACGAGCAGGCTGCGGGTCTGAACATCGTGACCGAAACGACCGATCGCGAACTGATCACAGTTATGTCTAACAGCTTCGGCTTCGGCGGCACCAACGCCACGCTGGTAATGCGCAAGTTGAAAGATTAATTCGGAGTAGGTCGGATAAGACGCGCCAGCGTCGCATCCGACGTTACGCGCCAATGCGGCCTCCGGCACTAACGCAAAAGGGAACCCGATGGTTCCCTTTTTCACATCATTGACAATCGCCGCCAGTTCCAGGCAAACTTCCCGCTTTGTCGATATCCTGCTAAAAAGACGTATGCGTTAAATCCTGCCAACGCACCGTAACCCTGAAACCAGAGAGATGAGACGGGGATACTCCTCGCCTTGCGCTGCATTCTGGAGTAATGCATGACTGCTGTAAGCCAAACCGAAACACGATCTTCTGCCAATTTTTCGCTCTTCCGCATCGCTTTTGCGGTTTTTCTCACCTACATGACCGTAGGTTTACCGTTGCCGGTTATCCCGCTGTTTGTTCATCATGAACTGGGCTATGGCAACACTATGGTCGGCATTGCCGTCGGGATTCAGTTTCTGGCTACGGTGCTGACGCGTGGTTACGCCGGGCGACTGGCCGATCAATATGGCGCAAAACGTTCGGCGCTTCAGGGGATGTTAGCTTGTGGTCTGGCGGGGGGCGCGTTGCTGCTGGCGGCGATTTTGCCCGTCCCCGCACCGTTCAAATTTGCTCTGTTGGTCGTCGGGCGTTTGATTCTTGGCTTTGGTGAAAGCCAGTTACTGACGGGCGCTCTGACCTGGGGATTAGGTATCGTTGGGCCAAAACATTCCGGCAAAGTGATGTCATGGAACGGAATGGCGATTTACGGTGCCCTCGCTGTTGGTGCGCCGCTTGGCCTATTGATTCATAGCCATTACGGTTTTGCCGCACTGGCGCTCACCACAATGGCATTACCCTTACTGGCGTGGGTCTGTAACGGCACAGTGCGCAAAGTACCGGCCCTGGCGGGAGAACGTCCATCGCTGTGGAGTGTTGTCGGGCTTATCTGGAAACCTGGGTTAGGTCTGGCACTACAAGGCGTTGGTTTTGCGGTTATCGGGACTTTCGTTTCGCTCTACTTTGCCAGCAAAGGATGGGCGATGGCGGGCTTTACTCTTACCGCGTTTGGCGGCGCATTTGTCGTGATGCGCGTCATGTTTGGCTGGATGCCGGACCGTTTTGGCGGCGTGAAAGTGGCGATCGTCTCTCTGCTTGTAGAAACGGTGGGCTTGTTGCTGCTCTGGCAAGCCCCAGGTGCGTGGGTCGCATTAGCGGGCGCGGCGTTAACCGGAGCCGGATGTTCGCTTATCTTTCCTGCGCTGGGCGTGGAGGTGGTTAAACGCGTACCGTCACAAGTTCGCGGCACCGCACTGGGCGGTTACGCCGCGTTTCAGGATATCGCCCTCGGCGTCTCCGGGCCGCTGGCGGGAATGCTGGCGACCACGTTTGGTTACTCTTCGGTATTTCTTGCCGGGGCGATCTCTGCGGTGCTGGGAATTATTGTCACGATACTGTCGTTTCGTCGGGGCTAACGAACCAGCCAGACCAGCATCAGGATAATCGCGACTAACAGTATCCACAGCGCGGGACGCGTTGCCATATTTTGCAACGTGTCCATCATCGGTGGAAAAGGATTAAGCAGCGGTTGCATATCTCGCGGCTCAATCCCTTTAACCCGCCGTTGATAAAGCTGGTTAAGAATATCCTCGGCCTGGGCAGAAGAAAGCGATGATTGCGCAGAAAGGCCATATTTTTGCTGGATATATGCCGATAACGCCGCCAGTTCACTGGCATCTAAAGGTTGTTTTAGCGCCATCTGTAGTGATTCCAGTGTCGGCGTATTTTGCTGGCTTAGCGTCTGACGCGCCTGTAGCCAGGTCACCAGATGGTTAAACAGTTTCGCTGGAATTAACTCGCCATCTTTCACCCCGGAAAGTTCCAGCATCGATTGCCAGATCTGTTTGCTGGGTTCCCCCGTTGCTGCCGCAAGTTTGGTCACCAGTTGTTTGAGCGCATTGTGCTCCGCCGGTAATAAAGGACGGTCGGTCGCCTCGCGCTGCTGTGGTTGCGGAATAACCATCTTCCCTTCCTGCAACAGGGTGAGAATGGTTTTTAATTGCTCCGGTGAGAGCTGATTCAGCGGCGTCTGACCAAAGTTATGACGGATATAATCCGTGACCGCCTGACGATTATTCCCCAGACGTAAATACTCCCCTAATTGCGCTAAAAGCTGGCGGGCAGAATGGCTTTTTTGCGCGGCCAACAGACGTTGCGCCAGATTATGCTCAGCGGCAGGGAAGTGACGCGAAAGCAGCGGTGAATCTCCCGACAGACCAATATCGTGCCTGATACCCGCCCACAGTTCTGCTCTTTGTTGTTGCGTCAGTGAGGTCACTTTCGTCATTAAGCTTTCCAGCGAAGTACGTTGCTGACTGGATAAAGGCTGATTGCCCGCGCCAGACGGCAGGTTATCTCCCCGACCTGGTGGTTGCCCAGGAGGAGGGCCGGAAATAGGTTGTATCATTACGTATCCTTATACCTGAAATCTTCGCAAGTATGCCTGGCCGCGAGATTATGGCACACTTGTCCGGTTAACTCTCGTCTCATACAGGTAACACAAACGTGAAAATCCTTGTTGATGAAAAAAACAAAGATTTAATTTATTGATATAAAAGGATTTGTATCAGCGTATGTCCACGCAGTGACCACATTTTCGAGAGGTAGAGTAAGCCCGCAACATTGCGGGCTTTGTCTTATGGTTCGATCGCCGTTTTGAGCCGTTGTGTTGCTACATCAAAATAATGATCACTGGTTTCTATACCAATAAATTTGCGTCCTGCTTTCAGTGCAGCCACACCCGTTGTCCCTGACCCCATAAAAGGATCAAGGACTGTTCCGCCACTATTCACAGTCCTGACCAGTTCCGCCATTAGTTCTTCTGGTTTTCCGGTTGGGTGCATTTTCTTTGACGGGATAACCGGGAACGTCATGCAGCCGTCGAACGGTCCCGAAGGCGATTTATCTAAATGGCCTTTGCTGCCCCAGACGATGTATTCGCACTGATGCCGGAAATACCCGGTATGTGGTGTTCGTGACCCCCTCCCTTTGTTCCACGCAATGATGCCGCGCCATGTAAAGCCACTGGCCTGAAACGCATCGGTTAAAGCTGGTAGTTGTCGCCAGTCAGTAAATACCAGGGCATAACCGCCCGGCCTGACTGCGCGGTGTGCCTGTGCCATCCATAATTGTGTCCAGTAAGCCCACGAACGGGCGTCCATGTTTTCACCCGCGAACCCATCAAAGCGGTGAAGGTTCTCGCCGTTCAGATATTTTGCATGGCTGCCCTGGTTGGTGCGTCCGGCCTTGTGTGTCGCACCCGAACTGTAAGGTGGGTCAGTGATTAAGGCATCAATGCTTTCTGGCTCAATCAGCGGCAATATTTCCAGCGCATTCCCACGACAGAGCGTGGCATTGTCAGTCTGATAAACCTTAGTGTGTTCCGGTGTATGTGCTGGTTGGTGCTGGATTGCGATCCCCACGGTCATAACTCCTCATGTGTGTGGGGTGCTCGATGGCTCTCGTTATCTGGTTAAGTGTTTTGCAGCGCGGACATTTTATTTCAATGTAGTGAAATGAGGCGCGGGCAAGTAGTTTGTTGCAATTTTTGCATCGTACATTTTGCGTCATTTGCGGCACCTCTTGTGTGGTTACTGCTGCCGATATGATAACAAATCGATCGTTTTTATCGATCGGATTTATTGCATCGATCTGTTATGCCTATTGCTTATGTATGGTGCCCTCATTTGTGAGGGCACCAAAAAGAAAACCCGCAGTTTTTACGCTGCGGGTTTGTTGTTCATGTCTGTGAGATAGGGTGCCTTATCGACCTTACCCTGGCAACCGATTGACGGGGGATTGCTCCCCCGTCGCGGTTTCCTTACTGCTTACACTGTAAGAACGCCGCAAACTCCGCTCCCCAGAAGCTCATCCGTATTTCGCACAGCGAACCGTGCAGCATCCAGATGATGAGGATTGCCGTCACGCAGAACGTGATGGCCGTAAGCGATTTTTGCGACATAGCGCTTGCTCCTTTTTCAGGGAGGCGCTAACCTATCACTTGCTAAGGTAATGCGGTTAGGGCCTCGGTTAAACAGAGATGTTTTCCGGGGCCTTTCCACATCTGGCCTTCGGGTATTCCCTCCGACCATCAGCCGAAAGGCACCCGCGCGTAATCTATCGCTTTTTTGTTACTCCGGCAATTCTGCCTGTTAATTCTGAGATAAAGGCAAACTCATCTGATTGTTTCCCCTGTGTGAAGCTGGCAGCTCATGCCACGGGATACCTTCTGATGAGTGAACGCCGGAGGCGTGTTTCGATGTGAATTTATGGAAAGCTTCCAGTGTTGAGAAGCATACGCCGCATTCCAGGTTGTTACACTGGTAATACTTTTGCCGCACGGTGTTTGAATCATTTTCCGGACGACTGGTGCGGATACGGGCAGATGCGCCACAAAGCGGACAACGGAACATAGCGACCTCCCTTAACGTGGTGCTGTCGCTATTCTAAGTTCCTCACTCTGTTTCCGCTATCCATTCCGGGATTTTTGCCTCAAGCTCAAGCTGCGTGGTAAAGCCACTGTTATCAATGGTGTGCTCGGCTTTTGCAATGATCCAGTCCTGATTATCAATCTCGCTTTTAAATCCTGTTACCGTACCATGCATTTCGGGGTAGAGTTCTGCACGTCCACGCGCCAGCGTGATGGAGAATGATGCGGCTCCGCGTTGTAGTTGCTGCCACTTTGCCGCCGCTGCGCGTCTTGCTGCCTGTTCGTTCTGATAAGTCTTGCGTAACACAAACACATTGCCTTCCGCGCCTTCCATATAATCACCTTCACGGCTGCTGCTTTTCTCCTTTTTGGGTTTTGGCGGTTTGCGGCGTTTCACGCTGACTTTTTTCTTTTTCCCGTAATTAAGATCAAGCCAGTAGGCGCGTACCCCCGTATACGCTTCGCGGTCCGCAATGCGGAACTGATGGCGATCGCCGCTGCTGCGTGTGATGGCGAACGATGGCAACGGCTGGCCCTGTGCGTTCACGCCACCGCCGGGCATGATGAATAACAGATTACCGCTTTTTACCGTGGTGATTGCGCCCAGCATTTCCGCCATGCGCGTAAGAAAGGACATGTCGCTTTCTTCGGTCTGGTCGGCGTGGTCGATTTCGATATCCATCAGCATTTCGCTGATTTGCGGTTTCAGACCGTACCGATGAGCGATGGCGGATACCACACGCTCAACGGTCACATCATGCCAGGACACCTCACGTTTAACGTTAAATTCATCCCGAAAATCTGCGCTTCTGGCTGAAACAGTCAGCCTGTCCGGCGGTCCTTCGTGAGCGATTTCATCAACAATGTAAGTGCCTTTTTCTGTCAGCGGTTCTCCTTTCCAGCCAATGAGAACCGTCAGGCGCGCGCCCCGTGGCGGTAGCTGCAACTGACCATCCGCATCATCCAGCGTGATGGTGAGCTGGTCCGCTTCAAATCCCCGGTTGTCGGTCAGTGACAGACTCATCAGGCGCTCTGCCACGCCTGACAGCGTTTTACCCTCCGCGAGAATATCAAAATCCGGCATTTTCACGGGGTCTGTGCCCTGACTGAGCAATTGCATGGTGGTGTCGGTCATCTGTTCCCTCCCTGTGCGGCATGGTCGCATGTGCGTGCGGAGGGGGTTACTGCTTTTTGTTGTCGCCGTGGCGGGAGAATGGCGCAGGGGTGAGATTACGCGCGTGGTGGGTGATGATTGTTGCCGAATCATTTAACGGATACAAGGGGCTGAAGCTATGAGTGAAACTCGTTTTCATGGTGCCCGTGTTACGGAAAGTACCGACCTGGTAACAGCGATTAATGATGTTGATTCCAGTGTTATCGGTATCGTGGCAACGGCGGATGATGCGGATGCGGAGCTGTTCCCGCTGAACAAGCCCACACTGCTGACCCGCGTCAATGACGTGCTGGGAAAATGCGGAACAACGGGGACGCTTTATCGTGCGCTTAAGGCCATCGCAGACCAGGTGAGCACAAAGGTGATCGTCGTTCGCGTGGCTGAACACAAAGAAGAAGACGGAAAAACGCAGGATCAACTGGTTATCGGTGGTTCTGAATCTGACGGCAGCTATACGGGGATGTATGCGCTGCTTGTTGCAGAGCAGGATGAAAGCATCGGATACCGTCCGCGTATTCTGGCCGCGCCGGAGCTGGACACGGAGGCTGTAACAAAATCCCTGTGCGTGATTGCGGGTAAACTGCGCGCGTTTGTGTATGCCTCATGTCACGGCTGTAACACGATGGCTGAGGCGATTACCTACCGCCAGAAATTCAACGAACGTGAGGTGATGCTCTTATGGCCGGACTTCATCGCCTACAACCCGAAAAGTGGCAAAAACGAAACGTTCCCCGCGCCTGCCTATGCGTGCGGCCTTCGTGCGTACATTGACCATGAGCAGGGATGGCACAAATCACTGTCCAACGTTCCGGTTAAAAATGTGCTGGGGATGTCGAGGCATGTGTTCTGGTCGTTGCAGGCCGAAGACAGCGATGCCAACAGTCTCAACAACAAAGAAATCACGACCATTATTCGTCGCAACGGGTTCCGCTTCTGGGGCAACCGCACACCGGAAACGAACGCCTACATCTTTGAGGTGTATACCCGAACCGCACAGGTGCTGGCTGATTCAATTGCGGAAGCGCAGTTTGAAACCATCGACAGTCCACTGACGCCTGCGAACGTGAAGGATGTTATCAGTGCCATCAGGGCAAAACTGGATTCACTGGTTACTGCCGGGAAACTGATTGGCGCGGAGTGCTGGTATGACGTGGTGGATAACAGCACCACGGATTTACGTCAGGGGCGTGTGCGTATTCGCTACAAATATACGCCCGTTCCCCCGCTGGAAGACATGGAGCTTTACCAGTCGTTTACTGATGAATTCTTTGGTCCCGCATTTGCGGTGCTGGGAGGTGCCTGATGGCTGTACCAAAACATCTTCGCTTTTTTACGCTGTTTGTGGATGGTGAAAACGAAGTGGGTAAGGTGACGTCCGTCACTCTACCTAAGCTGACGCGCAAAACCGACAGCTACCGGGGTGGTGGCATGATGGGTGCGGTAAGTATTGATCTCGGTCTGGACGACTCCGCGCTTGATGCGAGCTTTGTCATGGGGGGCGCAGTTCGTGAGCTGTTCCTTAAGTATGGCGGCACGATTGACGGCACGCTGCTGCGTTTTGCGGGTGAATACTACACCGATGCAGAAAGCGACCTGTATGAAGTCGAAATGCGCGGACGTGTGACGGAAATTGATATGGGGGAAGCCAAACAGGGCGAAGCCACATCACACACTTACGCCATTAAAAACACCTACTACAAGCTGAGTGTTAACGATCGCCCGTTGTGGGAGATTGACCTGCTGAACTTCATTTACCGGAAGGACGGCAAGGACATTGTGCCTGACCGTATCCGTTCCGCGCTCGGGCTTGGCTGATAAGTAATATGCAGGCGGCGCAGTGCGTCGCCTCTGACTGAAAAGGAGAAAACTGATGAAAGACATCGATACTGAAACCCGGAATAACACCGCGGCGGATGATGTGACGGCAGGTGAGGATATGGCTGTCGAACGTGGCGTAAAACTGACCCGACCAATTGAGCGTGGTGGCGAAAAAATCACGTATGTGGAGATCACCGGGGCTATTGAACAGGCTGGATCCCTGCGTGGTCTGTCGCTGTCTGATGTGCTGAATCTGAAAGCGGATACCATGTTCACGCTGTTGCCTCGCGTGACCTCGCCACGACTGGATGAAGTGATGATTAAAAAAATGTCTTCACGCGATTTTATTCAGTTGTGCGCTGTGGCTGTAAATTTTATGAGCGAGCCAGACTCTGGCGCGAAGAGCGTGCAGGAGACGGCAGCGTAATCACCCTGGTGTGCTTTGAGCACATCGAAGATCTGGTGGCAGATATCGCCGCCATTTTTAACTGGTCGCCCGCCGAAATCTTCATGATGACGCCCGGCGAAGTGGTTAGCTGGCGTGAGCGGGCGGCACTTCGCAGCGGGAATGCAGACAATGAAGACTCTTGATATCCGGGTCGCTTTCAGCGCCGTTGACAGGCTGACCCGGCCTGCCGAAAACGCCCGCCGCCTGATGGGGCAGTTTGGTGACTCCATCCAGCGAACGCAGGGGGCGATCAAAAATCTCGAGCGTCAGGCGCGTTCATTTGAGCGCGCCCGTGACGCTGTCAGTAAAGCGGATGCGGGCATCGTGAAAGCACGACGCCAGCTTAACGCCCTTAATCAGTTACAACGCACGGGTACAGTGCTCAGCGAAAAACAACAAAAGCTGATGCAGCAGTTAAGCACCCGGCTTGAACGCCTGAATGAATCGCGCACACGGGAAATTCAGAAAATGCGGGAACTTGGCGGAGAGCTAAAACGCCACGGCATTTCCCTGACAGGTAGCGATAACACCATCCAGCAGGCCATCAGACGCACCGAACAGTACAACAACCAGCTTGAACGCGAACGGCAGGCGCTTGCGCGTGTAACGCGGGCGCGTGAGCGGTATTCGCGCGCGCAGGAAACAGCGGGAAAACTGAAAACAGGTGGTGCGCTGGCAATTGGTGCGGCAGCGGCGGGCGGCTATGCTGCCGGGGGTTTTTTGCAGCCTGCGATCGGGTTCGGCAAAGAGATGTCCCGCGTTCAGGCACTGACGCGAATCGACAAAAACAGCCCGCAGTTTAAGGCGCTGCGTGAGCAGGCGTTAAAACTTGGCTCTGAAACACAGTTTACTGCGAGTGATGCCGCCAGTGGGCAGAGCTTTCTGGCAATGGCTGGTTTTACTCCGCAGGCCATTCAGGCCGCATTGCCCGGTGTTCTTAATATGGCGCTGGCAGGTGGCGTCGAACTCGGCGAGACGGCTGATATAGGCTCCAATATCCTCACACAGTTCAACCTGACAGCCGATCAAATGGACCGGGTTGGCGATACGCTGACAGCAGCATTCACCCGGACCAATACTGATTTACGCGCGCTGGGCGAAACCATGAAGTATACCGGTCCGGTTGCCGCAAAACTTGGTATCAGTCTTGAAGAAGCGGCGGCCATGGCAGGGATGCTTGCCAATAATGGTCTTCGCGGAAGCGATGCTGGTACGGCCATGCGCGCAAGTCTGTCCCGCCTTGCATCACCGCCAAAAGCTGCGGCTGATGCACTGAAAGAGCTGGGGGTGTCAGTTGCTGACGCCAGAGGCAAAATGCGCCCGATGGAGGATGTGCTGCTTGATCTCTATAAGGCGACACAAAAATACGGACAGGTGGACCAGGTCTCCTTCTTCAAGGACATCGCCGGAGAAGAGGCGTTCGTTGGTTTGCAGACGCTTGTTGCGGCGGCTGGTTCAGGAGAGCTGCAAAAACTGACCAGAGAATTGCAGGGGGCAAGGGGAGAGGCCGATCGCGTTGCAAAAGTAATGGCCGATAATCTTGATGGGGACCTGAAAAATCTCGACAGCGCATGGGAAGGTCTTCGTATTCGCATCAGTGATCTGGTTGACGGTCCGCTGCGTTCTGTCACGCAGTGGCTCACGCGGGTGCTTGAAAAAATCACCTCGCTGGCGCAGGCCCATCCGGTACTGACGCGCCAGCTACTGATAGCAGGCGGTGCGTTGCTGGCAATGACTGCAACGATTGGCTCGTTGTCGCTGGTTATTGGGGTGCTTTACGGGAAGCTGGCCACCCTGCGTCTTGGTTTTGACATTCTTACCCGGTCAATGAATGTCGTCAGGGTGTTGCCTGCGCTATGGGGAATGGTGACGGGTTCCGTTTCTTTACTGGGAGGCGCTATCGGGGCGCTGTTCAGTCCGGTTGGTCTTATCGTGGCTGCGCTTGCCGGAGCTGCCGTTCTTATCTGGAAATACTGGGATCCCATCAGGGCATTTTTTGCCGGGGTGTTCAGCGGGATTATGGAAAGGCTGACCCCGTTGCGCGAAACCTTTGAACGGTTTGGTCCTGTTTTTGATGCAATCGGAAGCGGGATCAGCCAGGTGTTTAACTGGTTTAAATCGCTGCTGTCACCGATGGAGTCCAGCAAGGAAACGCTGGATAAATGTACCAGTGCTGGCGAGATATTCGGTAACGTTCTTGGCGGTGCGTTACAGCTTGTTCTGACACCTGCAAAAATGCTACTGGATACGCTGGCGTGGATACTTGAAAAACTTGGCGTCCTTCCGGATGAAGCGGAAAGGGCGCGCAAGAAAATCGAAGACGCACAGCGTGCGGCCATTCTTCAGGACAAGGTTGCCTTGCTTCAGGGTGACCTGGCGAAAATCAATCCGCCGAAGCCTGTGGAAAATGGCAATGGCACCGGAGGTGATAAACCCAAAGACAACAAACCGCTCACAGACAGCAATACCGGGACGCTACGCAGACTCAGCAAAATTGCTGATAACACAGGTAAGCTGGTTGATGAGACGAAAAAACGCATTGGCCCCGGCGATATTGTCTTTAAGAACCTGCCCCGCGCACTTGCTGTTCGTGGGGAGTGGCAGGAGCGGAAGATTGCGCAGGTCAGTAAGCCTGCCCCCGCAATTAATATCACACCCGTGGTCCCGGCTCCGCTGCCTCCGGCGCTGGTCCCTGTTGTTGCGGCCAGCTCCCGCCCGGTGGCGGAGGCCATACGATCTCCAGTGGCATCAGTTCCTGTAACTTTCCGTAACCGGGAGCCTGTTGCCTCCGGATTTGGCGGTGAAATTCATGTTCATCTGCATAACGTTGTTACGCAGAATCCCCGCGAACTGGCGAAACTGGTCGGTGAAATGGTCAGGGCAGAATTGGAACGACGCGACCGTGCCGGACGTGGCAGTTTTTACGATAAAGATTGAGGAGTCATGGCCATGATGATGATCTACGGCATGTTTGTTTTTGAGCTGCGCACACTGCCGCATCAGCAGTTACAGCAAAACAAAAGCTGGCGGCATGTGAAAAATGAACGTGTTAACCGTTCAGCAAGCTGGCAGTATATCGGTGCAGGTGATGAGCGCATCGTGCTTTCCGGCGTGCTTTATCCTGAAATTACAGGTGGCGAAGTGTCGCTTTCGTTGCTGACCACGCAGGCATATACAGGACGCCCCTGGCCTCTGATTGATGGTGTCGGGCAGATTTACGGCATGTATGTACTGACTGAAACGAATACGACCCGTTCCGAGTTTGATCGCTACGGTAAGGCGAAAAAGATAGAATTTTCACTGACTCTTGAACGCTGTGATGAGGATTTGCGGGAGCGCCTGCAATCCTCATCGTTCAGTGATATGCTGTCCGGCTTCAAAGATAAGGTCACATCATCCCTTAACAGCGCGGCCAGCTCCGTTAAAGGGCTGTTTTGATTAACGCAAAACCGCTAATGGTCAGATTAGCGGTTTTCATTTTCCTGAGTCTGCCTGGTTGTTTCTTCAGCCTGTATATCGCCTACAGGGTGATAACGATAAATCGTCGATATGCCGATGTCGTAAATGATCGCCAGTTGTTTCCTGTCATGACCGTTTTTAATCAGTCTCGCTATTTGCTCATGTTGTTCTTTTGTCAACTTCGGGCGACGTCCGCCAATGCGTCCTTGTGCGCGTGCTGCTGCCAGCCCGGCCAGTGTACGCTCTACAATTAATTCACGTTCCATTTCGGCTAAAGCCCCCATGACGTGAAAAAAGAAACGCCCCATGGGTGTTGATGTGTCAATGCTGTCCGTCAGACTACGGAAATTAACACCTTTTTCCCGCAATTCCTCAATAAGCGTGATCAGGTGTTTCATACTTCTGCCCAGTCTGTCCAGCTTCCAGACAACCAGCGTATCTCCTTCTGATAGCGTTCTGAGCAGTTTTTTCAATCCCGGTCTGGCTGATTTCGTTCCGCTGATTTTATCTTCAAAAATCAGTTCACATCCTGCGCAGTTCAGTGCATTGCGTTGTAAATCCGTGTTCTGGTCATTTGTTGACACACGAATATAGCCAATTTGCATAAAAAACATCCTCTTTGTTTCGTGAAAAATACATAGTTGGTATAGGTAGGGATAAAACGAAAACGTTGGTTTGGGGGAAGGCTCTGCGCTGCC